CCCTGAGGAAACCCCAAGGCCTAGTAACTAGCGTACACTAAATTAGTAAGAAGTGCCAGCACCAGAATCAAAGTTGGTACGGTCACGCTTCATAGCGGTCTTGATAATACGTCCGTTTGCCTGAGTCATTCCGGCAGCAGGATCTGTGAGCTTTGTGTAACGAGCCTTGATAGAGTATGCAGCTCCGTTGCGATCTTGCGCAGGAGATGCAGCAGGTACGTTTGGACGTGAAGGCTTTGGCTGTGCATATGGATCGCCAGCCGCTGTGTTCTTCTTCTTAAAAAGCGTGCCAGCCTTTGGTGCTGCAGATGGAGAAGTAAACTTAATTCCATCTTTCATCATAGGCTTGCGACCTTGCTTTGCCATACCTGCAAGCGCCTCGTCAGGGCTTGGGATTGAGCTTTTTGCCATGGTGTTCCTAACTGTTAAGAGATCTCTTGTAATAAAGAATATATCAATTTACATTGATAGTAAAGACTATTGCTGAAATTTGTCCGTCACGGGAATCCACAGTGGTAAATCCTGGTCGGCAACTAAGGTCAAGACCTCTAGGGGCAACGTAGCCTCTAGCGATAGCAATAGCCTTAACAGCCTGATTTACTGCGGATGCGCCCACGGCACGTAATTTAACTTGAGGGCGTTCATATAGAGCATGAGCAATAGCAGAGCCTACGGATTGTGCATTAGAACCAGCACTTACACGCAGGAACTGCTCTTCTGTTGTATCTTTTTCAATCACGAGTTTGTAGTCCTTTGGATTCGATTAGTAATCGCCCACCCAAGGAAAACGGTACGTTATTTAAGATGCCCCGTCAGCGTATCCAGCTTCTTTTAACAGGTTTACAAAGTCCTCTAAACGAATAATTACTGGCCATTCGCCTATGCTGACCTCTCCTTGGCCGTTAAGACGCAGCACAGCTACCGGCAGGTCTTTCCCGTTATGGCGCTCTTTTAGCTGCTTTATAGCCGCTGAGGGATTAAAACCGGCTCTTGCTTTTACTTCCCAATCAATACCTATAGTCCCGGTAACATCGGTGCCTGAACGTCCTGCGCCGGTAGACTCAGCGTAAGGCCACCCATTCTCAGCTAAATAGTTGGCTACGATTTTTTGAGATTTGTAACCCCTATGCTTTCTACTTTGGGAAGGCATCTTGCATCCTAGTTCTAATAAGTAGCTCTAAGTCTTGGATTGAGCCGCTGTTTACAAAAATCTGGTCTACCTTATAGCCGTCTAACTGAGTCTCTGAAACATGAGAGTTTACTGCTTCAACTCCAGGACGTTTTACACGCCAAATTTGACCGCCTAAACTTCTAATCATGTTAGCTTCATTTTCAAACCTAACATCTGTAATTACGATACGTTCACCGCTATTTACTTTACCTAATGCGCTGGTAATCCAAATATTCTCATCAAGTAATTCTCTTGCAGAAATGCCTAATTCTTGTAGTAAACGACGAACTTGAGGCTCTTGTTTTGCGTTATCCCAACCAACTAAATTTACAAGATCTTTTAAGTAACCTGTAGGACTGCACGCAACCATAGGATTAATTCCGTACAAAAAATCCCTAATTTTGTCCGCAAACGCAATACGACGATACCCGTACTTTTCTACCAAAATAGAAGCAACGGTGTCTTTGCCGGATTGTGCATAACCAGTAAGGCCGATTACTTCATACCCTGGCCAACCAGTAGGGCCTTTAGGTAAGCCCAGCTCTTCGTCGGTAAATAAAGAAAGTTGTTCGTAGCTCATGGTGTTAACCACGTGCTTCTACCGGTTGCTTTATTGATATTTACTCTACGAGTAATCTCTCTATTAATCAAAGATATGTCCTTTGATAGGCGCTCAGAAATAATGTGTATAAGTCCACGATAGTTAGACAGCTCCTGTAATGCGTCAAATTTAGCCTTGTAGTCAGGATCTACGTCAATCTCTGCGTCAATCATAGAAACAGAAGTACCGGACTTCTTTAAAGCTAATCGTTTCTGTGATTTTATAAAGGATAAATTCTTATCTGCTTCTGCTCTGTCTACCTCGGCACACCAAAGCTGTAAGTTAATAAACTCTAGATAGGCAACGTACTTACTATACAAATCCATAACCTGCTCTTCCATAAGACCAGTAATGTCTGCAGGTAAAGCGGGTGCGTCATACCCATAGCTTTGATTTACATTCATGCCCTGTAATTGCAAAGCCTCAATAGTCTTACGACTAGCGTCTGCAACTCTTAGTTCAATTGGACTCATCTAAGTTCTCCTTTGCCCAGTCAATCCACTCAAAAACTAGCTCGTCTAGTTCGATAGACTCTTGAAATCCATTTTCGTGCAAGTGTTCTATAAAGTCGTCATCAACTACAAATGCTGGTAGTCCGGTGTAAGAATAGTTACCCGTATCAATCATTGACCGCCCCACCCTCCACCTTTAAGTTGAATACCAAATGTAGAGTACTGACGAAAAGCCTCTCCACCGCACTTACATAGTACTGCTGCAGTAGGTCCGTCCACAATTGGAAAAAAATGCTCGGATACTTCTAAACACTTAATACATTTGTACTCATAATCAGGCATTAGGCACCTCCATATAAGGTTGACAACGTTTGCAACCCTTTAGTGGATCAATATTACACATAGGTGGTCTATTGTTGTCAACTGCCCACGCGATGTCCAAAGCCTGGTCAAATAGATTCTTAGTAAATTCTGGGTTGTATTTAACTACAAACTCTTTATAATCTTGGTTTGCTTTAAGCTCATAGATAAATACAATCTCATTTGGAGCAGAGGGTAGATCACCACTCTCAACCATAAGGTGAGTTAGGTGTAGGTAAACCTGACCCTGAAGTTGATGGGTGCGGAAAGGGGCACGGATATTACGCCAAGCCTTTTCTAGATCTCCATCAGCTTGTGCAAGAAGGGCAGGCGCCTCGAAGCGCAAAGTTCCTGCGCCAATAGACTTAATTTCAATAAGGCAATCTTCTCCTAGATTCTTTACCCAACCATCAGAGTGACCACCAATCTTGTGCTTATGACTCCACAGCGGTACTTCGTTATAAGTAAAAATTCCACACTCTGGGTCGTCAAAGTTTAGATCGGATGCAAGCTCCCAATCAGATGGGCCGCATTCAGAGCAGTCCCACTTACCGTACAGAACGCCCATCTCTGTAAGCCACTTCTGCCACTTAGCGTGGATAGTGTGTCCTTCATCAAAGATGGACTGTAGACGAAGGGTAGGCTTTTCTCTAACTTCTTTATAGTTACCCTTAATAGCGTGGTACTGGGCAAGGTGACACCACTCAGGCTTGATCATGTCAGAAGGATGAATAATGTCCATGCGACGGCTGTCAAAAGGTTTAGACAGCAAGTGGCGCTCAATTGGCCCCATCAAACGAGTGTCTCGTTTAGTTGCGTCTAGGTATGCCTTTAATGAAACAGTCTTAGGTTTGCCCGTACTTACCATCCTGGTTTATCCATTCGTCTAAAGTTAACCCTTGTTTTATGTATTTTCTTTGAGCTGCATTTCTTTCTCGGTGGGACATACCACCAAAAATTCCATGTAACTCGTCGTTAATAATAGCTTCTCTTAAGCACTCTTTGCGAACCGGACAAGCAGGTCTGCCATCCTTTCCCCAACAGATAGCTTTAGCTTTGTCTGCTATAGGTTTGTAAAGAGCTTTATCTCTGGGAGGGAAGAACATCTCTGTATCTTCTCCGCGACATTTAGCACTATATCGCCAAGCCCATTTGGGCTCGTCTTGGTATTCCATTTATCCACCTTTGATTGAATTACGAAGTTCAAGAAAATCCTCCTCTACTAAAACTACGTAGTTCTCTCCGTCAAGGTGAAGACCCAACACCGGCATACGGCTATCTAATATAGCCTCGGTAGTAATCTTCTTAAGAACTTCTGATTTAATGGTTACTGACTTTTTGCCAGTCCATTTGTGCTCAATCAAAAGATCATCACTTCTTACATCCCCCTTACGAGACCAAAAAGCCCCAGATGCTGCAGAACGCTTACCGTCTACAAGTTTTTCTAATCGCTTCTCATGCTTTAGCGATTGTTTCTGACCCTCACTCTTCATCAAAAGCCAGTATAGGTTGAGCCTTGATAGTGCTCATAACCGCTTTACTTAGTTCTTCACGAAGATCAATCTCTTCTCTAAGAGAGTCAATAAGAGCCTGTGCTCCTTGCCACTTACGATCTCCGTAGTACATCCAACCACCACGTCGATCTACAATTCCATTAAGAATAGACAAAGCCACAATTTCTTTACCGGTGTCATAACCACCTGCGTCAACTGCGCCACCGTCTGCAAAATAGAAGTCTAGGTACGCGGTCTGTTGTGGTGGGAAAGTCTTGTTCTTAATTGTACGAACACGAATAGTTTGACCTACTCGACGCTTACTCTCACCCGTCCCCACCTCAACCCAGTCATCACGCTTTACTTCACACCGCACGCTGTATGCATAGTCCTTGCCTAGTCCACCGGGGGTGGTTCTAGGATCGCCGTGCATAACGCCAATCTTCATGCGGTACTGGTTAATCATAATTCCTAAGACTGGTCGTTCTGATTCGATGAGGTCTCGTTTGGTAGCCGACGCCACTTTTCTAAAGAACTTATTGGTAATAAGTGCGCCACGACCCACAGTAAATTCTTCCATATGTTTTTGATCTTCTGCGCTAGGAACAAGGGCTGGAAGGGAGTCCACAACAACCATGTCAACAGCCTTGCTCTCCATGAATTGAATAACCGAATCAAAAGCATCCTCCATACTATTAGTTTCTACAAGTAGTACACGACCGGTATCTACCCCGCAAAGTTCTGCGTATTTTGAATCAAAATCCTCTGCAGCAATCCATACTGCAGTAAAGTCTGGATTAATCTTTTGGTTAGCTGCAATTGTTCTTAAAGCAATTGCGGTCTTTCCGTGAGACGCTTCGCCAACTAATTCCACCCAACGGTTCATAGGCCAGCCACCACCCAGCACCACGTCTAGGGTAAGAGATCCAGAGGTTATGCGTTGAGAAACCTGCGCATCACCAGCCAAGATGACTGTGTTTGCACCCAACTTCTTATTAATACCTGCTGCAATTTTTAAAGCTTCTGCGTTTAAAGACATTAGCCAATCCTATCTACTATTACTGTTGGGTTGAATCCCCCGCCTTGTGACGGTTGTTTAGCTGCAATTGGTGAGCCACCTTGACCGGTGCCACCAACTCCACTTCCTGCTTGAACAATTGGATATCCGCAATCATAGCAACGTTTGCGTTGCGTACCAACTGGGGCCATGTAGTTACCTGACATACATCCGGGGCATCGCTCTGCATCACGAGAACTTTGAGCCCGAGTAACTAATTGATCCTGTTGCTGATCATAAGAAACCTGCACGTTAGGAGATTGTTGAGGAGCGCGGTACACATTAGATGCGGGAGGAGATGTGGGGGGAGTGCTCTGCGTAGAAGAAGGATTACCTAATTTTTTTGACCACCAGTCGTTACTCATGTGCTTGTACCCTCGATTCAATTAGTCCAATGTTGTTTAATGTAGAGACACAAGATACAGCAGAAGACAAAGCAACCATTCTAAAAAGATGAGTTAACTGGTCTAGCTGTTCAGGAGACACCTCTTCGGAGTTCTCTTCATCAAGCAAATACGCAGCAGTTGCTATCTTTGCAGCTATATCAGCGTGAGCGTCAATAAATGGAATTAACGCAGCAATATTGTACAAACGATCTTCGCTAGCCTGAGCTTCCATCTCAGCAACGTCATCAGAGATTGGTGGCAAACCCATAGACTCAGCGATACCCTCAACAGGGGTAAGCATGGCGTCATAAATGATTTCACGCATCAAAACAGTA